TTGCTTTCGAAGGGAAAATTTACATTTTTGGCGGTCGAGATAATAGTTGGAACTCCTCGCGAAGTACGTTTATGTATGATCCGCAGACAAATAAATATAGTCAAAAAGCAGATATGCCAATCGGTAAAAGTCACATAGATTCAATCGTTGAATATAAAGGATATATTTATGTGATTGGGGGAATAACTGGAAAAGATATGACAACTAATTCGGCCCATAGATATAATGTAGCAACAGATAAATGGGAACAAATAGCAAATCTACCGTCAGGCAGATTTGGGATGTCGATTATTGAACTGAATGACCTGATTTATGTAATAGGGGGTTCAGTACCAGGGAAAAATGTAGGAATAGTAGAAGTGTATGATCCACAAAAAAATACTTGGTCAAGAAGAAAGGATATACCAACACTTAGAAGTTATTCATCTTCCTTTATCTACAATAATAGAATCTATGTTGTGGGTGGTTATTCAGGTAAAATATCAACAGCGGTTGTTGAAGTATTCGATCCGTTGCTTAATACTTGGTCGAATGCTACTTCGATGCATAAAGAACGAAATTCTTTTGGTATCACAGAACATAATGGCTATTTTTATGCTTTTGGAGCTGGTACTATCGAGAAGTATCTTCCTGAAGAAGATAACTGGATTCTCTTAAATTGTAAGATGCCAGAAAATATCAGCGCTTTCGGAACCGCTAGTATATCGTCATCCACATATATTTTTGGAGGACTGAATTCATCTGGAATATCCAATAATGCATATAAATATACTCCAATTGAACTAGATGCACCAATAATTCAACTTATGGACAAGAATACTTTAACTTGGGAAGCGATGCAAGGAGCAACTAGTTATAATGTTTACAGAAAGATATCGGATGGTGCCTGTGAATTAATCGCTGAAAATATCACTGATACAACGTTTGTGGACGAGAATCAACTTAAAGGGAATACGTACCATTATGTAGTTAGAAGTGTGAATGAAAAGGGGATTAGCTGTCATTCCAATGAAGTTTCTGTTGAAGTGGAAAATCCTCCTAAGTACAAACGGGCATTACTTGTAATCAGAACCGTGAATCACGACTGGTTTGAATATGATTTAACAGAAGAAGAGATAAATGATTTCATTCATTGGTATGATAATGTGCCATCAGAAGATTTAAAGTCATACTATGTGTTTAATAAAGATTTTAACATAGGTCCTTTCCAATCTAGAAAAGATCATATTGTACACGACAAAATTGTTCACTTTGAAATTAAGGAATATTAAGCACCTTTTTGGTGCTTTTTATTTTTTGAGTAATTAACATAATGGGGTGATTACAAAACAAACAAATGATGGAGGTGGTGGTGATTATGAGATATGGCTAGAGCTAGAGATCCAAAACGTGATAAAGCCTACGAACTATATAAAGCAGCAAATGGGGATATAAAACTCAAAGATATTGCAGAACAATTAGGTATTGCTGAAGGTACGGTTCGTGGGTGGAAGAACAAAGACAAATGGGATGAAAAATTAGAAGCTGAATCGAATGGAACGTTCCAATCAAAACAGCCAAAAAATACGGAACGTTCCGTAAAAAAGAAACCGAAGCGGAGCGACGTTAAATCAGAAGCGGAATCGCAAGCAACTGTACAGTTTGAAATCGTCCCAAGTGACAGTCTCAACAGCCAGCAGTTGCTTTTTTGTTTGTACTACACAAAGTATTGGAATGCGACAAAAGCATACCAAAAAGTATATGGATGCGATTACGCTTCAGCAATGAGTAATGGCTCTCGATTGATAAGAAATGATAAGGTTCGAGCGGAGATTCATCGCCTAAAATCAGAGTTAGCTAATGGCATTATGCTTGATGCTCGACAAGTGCTACAAAAGTACATTGATATTGCATTTGCTGATATAACAGACTTCATAGATTTTACTCAAGTCGAGTCAGAATCTACAGAAACAACTTTAGAGTTTAACCCAGATGGTTCAAAGAAATCCGAGAAAACAGAAGTTTTACCATATACGTACACGAAGTTTGCTATGCACTATTCAGAAGAAATTGACGGGACACTCATTACCGAATTATCTAAAGGTAAAGACGGGATGTTCAAAGTTAAACTTGCAGATAAGATGGCAGCTCTTGCGATGTTATCAAAATACACAGATTTATTAAATGATGAGCAGCTAAAGCGATTACGCGAAGAAAAGTTAAAAGTAGATATTGCAAAAGTACGGTCAGAAACAAAAGGTGCTGGTGGTCGCAACACCACAGGCGTTGATTTAAGTAATTTAACACCGGAGGAGTTGAGAGCTATTGCCAATTCTAAGCGATGAGGAAATGAATGTACTAGCATATGAAGCGGAAAAAGAACTATCGCGCCATTTCTATCGTGATTATGTGCAGTTTGTACACCACGGAAATTATGTGCATTATCGTCACACAGAATTGATTTGTGATGTGCTCCAACGTGTGGCCGATGGTGAACATCTATCCATATTAATAGAGATGCCCCCACGACATGGGAAAAGCATGACTGTGACGGAATCGTTTCCGTCTTTTTATTTGGGCAAAAATCCAAATAAGCGGGTAATTGCTGCTGCATATAGTGATGGACTAGCAAAAAAATTTGGACGGCTAAACCGTAATAAATTTAATGAGTTTGCTTATGAGCTATTTGGCGAACAAATGTCTGAATCAAATGCAGCAGTTAAAGATTGGAGCATTGAAGGTAAAGCAGGTGGCATGATTGCCACTGGTATTGGTGGCTCTATCACAGGACATGGCGCAGATTTAATGATTATTGACGACCCAATCAAGAATTTGAAAGAAGCCATGTCACAAACGATGCGAGATTTTGTATGGGATGAATGGGAAGCCACTCTTTCAACTCGTCTACAAGGTGATGATTGTTCACTCATTGTTATTATGACTAGATGGCACGAAGATGATCTAATAGGTCGTTTACTTGCTCGTAGTCCTCGTAAATGGATACGCCTACGTCTACCTGCCATTGCAGAAGATGAAAATGACTTGCTCAACCGAGTACCAGGAGAGCCATTGTGTCGTGAGCTTGGATATGACGAGAAATGGGCAGCTAACAAAAAGGTAGAAGTCGGCTCACGTACATGGGCTTCATTGTACCAGCAAAGACCCGCTCCTGCAGGTGGTAATATCTTTAAACGGGAATGGATTAAATTCTATGTACGTGATGAGCAAATGAAGCGGGATTGGGGCTTGAGTGATGATGTCATTGTATTACCGCTTCACTTTGATAAAATGGCTCAATCATGGGATTGTACGTTTAAGAAAACAGAAAGTAGCGACTTTGTTGCGGGCCAAGTATGGTCACGTAAAAAAGCGCAGTATTTCTTATTAGATCAGGACCACAAACGAATGAACTTCCCAGATACAGTTAAAGCAATCCGTTCCATGACTGACAAATGGCCAAAAGCTACAAGTAAATATATTGAGGATAAAGCAAATGGTTCTGCTGTCATTGACACATTAAAAGATGAAATCAGCGGTATTATTCCAGTTGATCCCGATGGTGGTAAGGAGGCACGTGCAAATGCAGTGTCTCCTTTATTTGAAGCGAGGAACGTGTACTTCCCACATCCGAATATGTGTCCTTGGGTGAATGATGTCATAGAGGAAATGGTGAGCTTCCCTAACGGGGCTCATGATGACATGGTTGATGCGCTGACACAAGCATTGAATCAATTGTATACAAATAACACAAACCTACTTGATCGATTTAAAAAACAAGCAGGTTTTTAAGGTAGGTGATGAATATTGAGTCTGCTTGAACAAGCTAGGAAATACAAAGAGGACTTTATGCAAGGGCATGGAAAAGCGAGTGCAAAGGATAAACTTACTCGACAAGTGCCAGGTATTCGCCGTAAGTTAACACATGCAGAAATATCAGGTCTGTATGCAAATAATCCAATTGTACAAAATATTGTTGATATTCCAGCCGAGGATATGACAAGACACTGGTTTACATTACGTATGAAGGATGAGCAGCTTGCTCGAAATATTATGGGGCGGTTGGCAGACCTTAAAGCAAAAGAGGCCTTCAAGAAAATGAGGATGTATGAGCGTATGCGTGGTGATGGCTTTATCTCGCTGGGTGTCACTCAAAAGAGTATATTCGACTTGAAGGATCCGTTAAAGTTGGAGAATTTAAAATCAATTGATTACTTACATCCGTTTTCGAGTATGAAAGTAAGTGAGTTATTAATTAATGATGATGTCTTTGATAACAACTATGGGAAGTTGGAAAATTTGAGAATTAATCGTGCATCTCGGAGTGGTATACAAGCCGTAGAAACAGAATCACTTGTACATTACTCGCGTGTATTACATGACCAAACGAGGCGATTAGAGGACGAAGAAGAGGGCATGTCGCTGTTAGAGACACTATATGATGCTATTACTGTGCTTGACACTTCCTTGTGGTCTGTTGGTCAGATACTACATGATTTCACATTCAAAGTGTATCAATCTAAAGATGTGGAAAACTTAACAAAAGATGAAAAGCGAGAGCTTGGCATGATTATGGATTTCATGTTTCGTACAGAAGCATTAGCAATTATTGGAGCAGAGGAAACTCTGACCAAGCAAACAACGCCCGTATCTGGAATTAAAGACTTGCTTGACTTTGTATGGGAATATATAGCCGCTTCTGCTCGGATGCCTAAGAGCGTCATCAAAGGGCAAGAAGCGGGTACACTCACAGGCGCACAGTATGACGTCATGAATTACTATGCCCGTATTACCTCAGCACAGGAAAATGAGCAAAAGCCGCTTCTTGAACAACTTATTCGTATGCTATTATGGGCAGAAAATGAGCCGGGGGGTCGCATCGATCCAGATAAAGTTGAATGGGAAATTAAATTCAATCCGTTATGGTCTGTTGATTCTAAAACGGATGCAGAGATACGGAAAATTGTTGCTGAAACTGACCAAATTTACATTTCTAACGGTGTTATCGGTGCTGATGAAGTTAGAGAGTCACGCTTTGGACAGTTCGGTGTGTCTGACGACTTCAAATTTAGTGGTGATGATGCACATTGGCAAAGAGTAGCGAATGAGGTATACAGTGCATGGAAGGAAAACGGCACACATGGCTAAACATGTACCCCCTACTCGCTTTCCTGATGTTGTCACGGCATCTTATTACCGCTCCATCGATAAACTTGTACAAGAAGCGGGCAAAGCAACCTTAGCCATATTTGATACACATTTAAAAGAATACATTGACAGCAACCGCGCGGATAGTAGCGGTTTTTTTGTTGTCGATGGTTTATTTGATAAGTTGAAA